GCCACTACTCCTGGTGCTTTTCTTAATTTTGGTGGCACCAATATATACAAGTCTGCTCAAGTTGAGCAAATGGGTAGGCTATTTTGTAACGGAGCCGTTCATCCCGGCGATCACTTTATCTTTACTGATGCTTGGCATCCTGGTATCATAAACTTAAAGTACATGAGTGAGTTGCTGGGCATTCCAGTAACTACACATGGCTTGTGGCATGCTGGCAGTTACGATCCTCAAGATTTCTTAGGTCGTCTTATTGGTGATAAACCCTGGGTCAGAAGTGCCGAGCGTAGTTTTTTCTATGCGTTCGATCACAATTGGTTTGCTACCGAGTTCCATATAAACATGTTTGAGAAAAATCTCCTAGGGGTTCCGTTACCTAATGATATTTCTATTAGAGAACTATATGGGAAAGTTAAAAGAACCGGATGGCCTATGGAGTATATGCCCGATACGTTGCTAATGTATAAGAATATGCCCAAGCGTGATCTTATCTTGTTCCCGCATCGTATTGCTCCTGAGAAGCAAGTTGAAATCTTCCGTGACTTAAAAGAGCATTTACCGCAATATGAATTTGTGGTGTGTCAAGATCAACAACTGACTAAAAACGAATATCATAATTTGTTAGGTGAAGCTAAGTTGGTATTCAGTGCTAACCTACAAGAAACACTAGGCATTAGTTGGTACGAAGGTGCTTTAGTAAATGCCATTCCTATGGTTCCGGATAGACTAAGCTATAGTGAAATGGCTTTGGACACATTTAAATATCCAAGCAAGTGGACTGAAAGCTGGGACGCATATAATGTCTATCGTCCGGATATTTGTAGAGAAATAATCCAGCATATGGATAATTACGAAACTCGACTGCCTATCCTAAATAAACAGGTAGAAATACTAAAAGAAAACTTTTTTAGTTGTAACAGCCTATTAAAGATGTTAAAATAATACACATATGACATCCACGTCATTAACTCGGAGAATAATAATTGAATAAAGAATTTACAGAAGATCCTGTACTTAACGCAGATGTTAATACAGATTTTAAAACAGACGAATACGTTCCCTTAAAGAAAGAAGTGTTTGTTAAAGCTGCAGACATGATGTCTGACAAAGGCTACAAAGAAGCATACTTAGGTGATACTATCCGTTTTAAAATGAAACGTGATAAGAAACGCTTCTGGGCAGGCGACAACATTAGCGACTACGTTAGTGAAACAGACAAAGAAATCCTAATCAACGAAGCAACCGAAGCATTTGAAAAAGTGTTAGATACATTGCTGATTGATCGTGAGAACGATCCTAACAGTCAAGGCACAGCCCGTCGACTGGCTAAAATGTACTTTAATGAAATAATGGCAGGAAGATATGAACCAGCACCAGACGCAACAGCATTTCCAAATGATACGGAGGACCGTTACGAAGGTATGCTTGTTGTTCGCAGTGAGCTTCGGAGCATGTGTAGTCATCATCACCAACCTGTGGCTGGCGTTGCTTATATTGGTCTTATTGCGGCCCAAAAACTTATCGGACTCAGCAAATACACAAGGATCGCTCAATGGTGTGCCCGGAGAGGTACACTCCAGGAGGAACTTTGTAATGACATTGCTAGGGAAATCCAAAAAGCCACAGGAGCCACAGACCTAGGTGTTTATATTCAAGCAGTACACGGTTGCTGTGAGAATCGCGGTATTATGGCACATTCAAGTCTAACACAGACTACTGTGCTTAAAGGTGCTTTCAAAGAAGATGGTAATACTAAGAAAGAATTCTTTGACAACATTAAACTACAACAGGAGTTTGCCCCAAGATGAATTCAGTAGACATGGCCAACGATTTAATCAATCGTGCTAAAAATTTACAAAAGTTTGAAGTAAAACGTATGCTAGACAACGGCATTATGTTTAATGGTGGTGCTATACCTTTTGATATTAAAGGCAAAGACGATTGCTATTGGTTCTATACCTATGCTATTACACAAGAAGAAGCAGAAGCACAAGTTGATGTATGGTTAAAGGATCGGGTATGACATGGTTTCTTAATCTTTTAGAAAAAGTAGGTCGTAAACGTTTAATAATGGATCGTGTTGATAACGAACCGTACCTAGAACGTTACTATCTATTTCTAAAAGATAGAAATTTATTTCCGTTTAATATTTTTCTACACAAGTTTTTAAAAGGCGACCCAGATGATATCCACGATCATCCATGGCCCTATGCTACATTGATTTTGAGAGGTGGTTATTATGAATGGATTCCACAATTTAATGCAGACGGTACAAAAAATTGCGAGATTCGTAAATGGCGTGGGCCCGGGCATTTTCGCATTTGTTCTGCTAATTCTTATCATCGCATTGAATTAAAAGACAATGTTACTGCCTGGACATTGTTTATGCCAGGACCTCAAAAAAGAGATTGGGGATTTTTAGTTAATAACAAATGGATTCAAAACGAGCAATACATTGCTCAACGTAAAGGCGAACATGGAAAAGCGTAAAGTATCTTGGAACGAATTTCAAGGACTAGTGGCAAACATTTGTAGAGACATCGCAAACAGTGAGTGGCGTCCTGATTATGTTGTAGGTATTACTCGCGGGGGATTACTTCCTGCTGTTATGATTAGTCAGTATTTTAATATTCCTTGCGAAGCATTGAAGGTTAGTCTACGTGATAACGGTGGAGAACATGCCACAGAAAGCAATCTGTGGATGGCAGAAGATGCGTTTAATGGTAAAAAGATTCTTATTGTAGATGACATTAACGACACCGGTGCTACAGTAAATTGGATTATCGATGATTGGTGTAGTAGTTGTGTAGCTGGAAAACGTTGGGAAGATACATGGAATCACAATGTAAAATTTGCTACAGTGTTTGATAATTTAGCCAGCAAGGCAAAATTAGAAATGGATTATGTCGGCGAAGAAATAAACAAAGCAGAAAAAGACGTATGGATCGATTTTCCTTTTGAAAATTGGTGGACTAAATGATTGATCAAAAAATTAAAGTACATTGTACAGACGCAGGCAAAGATTTTGACATGCATATATTAGGCTATAAACCTAAAGCATTTTTAGAAGTAGCTTTTCAAACAATCAAACTTCGTCTAGCATATATAGAACGCACAAAAGCATACAGAGGCAGTCTAGGTGGGCGTGAGTTTGTAGTTCGAGAAAACGATTTGCCACAAGAACGCAAGGAGTTTCAGCGATGAATCAAACTATTATACACACTCAACCACCATTTATTGAAGACTCAACTGCGGCACCGTGGGATGCATTGGTTGTCGAGGACTTTCATGTTAAGGTATTTGCTGACAAGTATCCAGTCACTGAAGGCCATGTACTGTATGTGCCTAAATATAACATGGTAGCTGTACTAGTAGACGCATTTGAAGATGCTGTCCGATTTGGTAAACTACAAGTAGAAACTGGTGTATGGGATGGGTTTAACGTAGGGTTCAATTACGGTCAGGCTGCTGGTCAAACAGTTGATTGGCCGCATGTTCATCTAATACCAAGACGTAAAGGTGATATGGACGACCCCACAGGCGGAGTCCGTCATGTAATACCCGAAAAGGGAAACTATAGGAAATCAATCAGTGAATAAGATCACCGTTCCTTGGGAAAGTCAAAGTAACGCATGGTGGAATGAAACATGTGCTAACATTGTTGAACACTTTGGCTTACCCGGCGGGAAATATGTAACATCTGTTAATACAGAATGTATGGATTTTATTTTTCATGACGAAAGAGATGCGTTATTATGTCAGATAATGATCAGCGACAAGATATGAGAGAAAAAATTATTATAGTAGTAGCTGTTATTTTCTGTATGTTTATTTTAATGTCTACAGATTTTAGCAATCGACGAGTAGTATACGATTGTCGTATATCCGAAATTAGTCCAGACTTTCCTCCCGAAGTAAGAGAAGAATGTCGCCAACTACAACGAGAACAGTATCGTGAACATCAAAAAGACAATAGTCGGTATTCAGTATGAGTAGAGCATTATTTTTAGGTGATAGCCATACTTGCGGATACGTAACTACTCCAGGTAAAGTAGGATACGGTAGTTACAGTATGTGGAATGATAATAATTACGCCGAATGTTATGCTAATCAATTTAATAAACAATCTTCAGTGTATGCGTTACCCGGAGTATGTAACAGAGTGTATCCAGATTGGCTGAGAACAATGTTAGACAGGCACCCCGATACAGACGAAGTTTTTGTGTTACTTGCTAGTTTTAATAGATTTGTATTAGCGTTTAATGAAACATTGTCAACCGATGTGTTGCCAGCTGATTATTTTACACTAAAGCATGAAAAAGATAATCCACTTGTTGATTTGTATTACGATCAGATATTTAAAGATGATCGATTTCAATTATTAAACAAACCAACATACGAAGATTTTGGTCGCATGGCTGATATTAGTTTTGATTATCAGAACGGTCTTATGAAACCCGATCTTAGAAAAGATACGTTTATGGATGTTAAAGTATTCTTTGATCTAAATACTCACCTAGAACAGCGAGATTTCTTTAAAGATGTACTTGTAATGGATCGAATGTGCGAAGATCACGGATGTAAACTGTATTTGTTTAACATGACTGATCGAGTTTCGTTTCCTGATAAATTTGATTTCTATACAAAATTAAAATCCACAGTTATTGCTCCGTTGACTATTGAATCATTTTTTAAACAAAAATTTATTGACCATCAACGATTTTATCTCGATGATAAAGAACATTATAATCAAGCGTTTCACGAGCTTATTGCTACCAAATATATACCATGGCTAAAAACAATTTAAAAATTTTACTTGCTGGTGATAGTTTTTCTGCCAAATGGCCAGATAGTCCATCTGGCTGGCCCGAACTACTTAAATCAGAATTTAAAGTAACTAACGTTTCGCAAGCAGGAGTTAGTGAATATAAAATTCTAAAACAGATAAAAAGTCAAAAGTTAGATAATTTTGATTTGATTATTGTTAATCATACAAGCCCATTTAGAGTTCACACAGTTAACTCCATTCATAATACCCCACTTCATTCAAACTGCGATTTGATCTTTACAGATGTAGAAGCAAACTATAACGATAAAGATGAACGTATAGTAACTGCGTTTAATTGGTTTAAACATCATTACGACGAACAATATCAGATCGATATTTATAAAATGCTCCGTGAAGAGATATCTAGATTAATTAGCAATAGAAATTATCTAGCAGTAGATCATACACCAACTAGTTCTGATTACAGATTTGAAAAAAATCATTTAAATTTCACACATCATTGGTTGTCAAACAAAGGTCTAGTAAATCACTATACCGAAGATGGTAATCAACACGTTGCTAAAACTATCAAGGAAAAAATATATGAAATGGGTTTTAACAGTTGACGACGATGGTATGCTAACATTGCCAGAAGAAGTGTTAGCATACAATGGTTGGAAAGAAGGGGATGTATTAGTTTGGACCGATAATAAAGACGGGTCTTGGACAATTTCTAAAAAGGTTGACACTGATACCAAAGATAGTGTATAATTGTACTATGAATAACAAATCTCAAGAAATTATGAGCATTCTACAAGAAGAATGTTCTGAAGTGATTCAAGCAGTTTCTAAAATTAATAGATTCGGCATTGATAATTATAAGCCAGGCAAACCAAAAACTAATCGAGAACATTTAGAAGAAGAGCTAGGCGATCTATTAGCAATGATAGAACTTTTGGAAGATAACGGTGTTATTGACAAAGATAAAACAGAAATTGCTAAACGAGCTAAATTTGAAAAATTAAAAAAATGGTCAAGTATCTATGAGCAAAATTAAAATCGCAGAGCTGTTTTACAGCATTCAAGGTGAAGGACGTTATATGGGCGTGCCTTCTGTATTCTTACGCACATTTGGGTGTAACTTTAAATGTGCGGGCTTTGGTATGCCACTTGGTCAACTAAGTACCGAGGCTGAAGACATTGCCCAAGTGGCACATTTATATAACAAATATGAAGAACTTCCTTTGGTTTCTACGGGTTGTGATAGTTACGCTAGCTGGGATCCTCGCTTTAAAGATCTTAGTCCAATGCTCAGTTCAGACGCAATCGCCGACAGAATCGCGGAAATTATTCCGTTTGGAGAATGGAAGGACGAGCATCTAGTTATTACAGGTGGCGAACCTTTGCTAGGTTGGCAACGTGCCTATCCAGACTTACTAGACAATCCTAAGATGGCAGGCTTAAAAGAGATTACGTTTGAAACAAACGGTACTCAAAAACTTTCACAAGATTTTAAAGAATATCTAGTAAAATGGCAAATGCCTAACATGGATTTTGCTAGAGAAGTTACATTTAGTGTGAGTGCTAAACTGAGCTGTTCAGGTGAAGCAAGACACGAAGCAATTCTACCAGAAGTAGTCTGTGAGTATCAAGAAGTTGGTACAACATATTTGAAATTTGTAATAGCTACAGAAGAAGATGCTGAAGAGGCGTTAGAAACTGTAGACATTTATCGTGCTGAAGGGTTTACAGGTCATGTTTATCTAATGCCAGTAGGCGGTGTCGAAAGTGTTTACACATTAAACAATCGTCGTGTGGCAGACTTAGCAATGAAGAATGGCTTACGCTACAGCGATAGATTACAAGTGCCGTTATTTAAAAACGAGTGGGGAACTTAATGAACATTATTAAAAAATTACTAGGCTTAGACAAGCTAGAAAAAGAAAAAGAAGCACTACATGCGGCAAGAGATAAAGCAGTTGCTGAAACTGTATTAGCTCAACAAGCAGAAGAACAAGCTAAAATGACTCCAAAGGAACGTGCTACAGCCAAAGGAGAAGCATATATCGCAGTTCTTGATACAAAGGTAAATCCGGATAATATTCGTAACGGATTCTTTGAACTTGACTGGAACGACTTGTTTGTGTTAAAATTAAGACAAGAAGGCTATGGATTTGATGGTGATCCAGAAGAAGAAATAGTCGATCGCTGGTTTAGAGATATCGTTCGTCAAATGCTAACCGATGAAGGACTAGATGCTAATAGACCAGCAGGTTTTATTAGTGTTGTTCCAATTGCTAAAGGTAAATCCGAGGTTTCATGACATATATTTTAGTTGATACAGCAAATACATTCTTCCGTGCTAGACACGTTATTCGCGGTGACGCTGATATCAAACTAGGCATGGCATTCCACATTACATTAAATTCTATCAAAAAAGCGTGGAAAGACTTTGATGGGAAACATGTTATCTTCTGTTTAGAAGGTCGTAGCTGGCGTAAAGATTATTATGCTCCGTATAAACGCAATCGAGCAGATGCCCGTGCTGCGTTAACAGCAAGTGAACAAGAAGAAGACAAATTGTTTTGGGAAGCCTTTGACACATTTAAAAACTTTGTTACAGAAAAAACTAACTGTACAGTATTACAACATCCACAGCTCGAGGCTGACGATTTAATTGCTGGATTTATTCAAGCACATCCAAACGACAATCACGTGATTATTTCTACAGATACTGACTTTGTACAATTAATTGCTCCTAATGTGAAACAGTATAACGGTGTTCAAGAGTGTACTATAACTCACGAAGGGTATTTTGATGACAAAGGCAAACCAATCATTGACAAGAAAACGCAAGAGCCAAAAGCAGCACCCGACCCAGAATGGCTCTTGTTCGAAAAATGTATGCGTGGTGATACCAGTGATAATGTCTTCTCAGCGTATCCGGGTGTGCGTACTAAAGGCACAAGCAAAAAAGTGGGTCTTACTGAAGCGTTCGAAG